CAGATCGCGGGCGTCAAGGCCAACACGATTCAAGGCGCGATTGTCGCGGGTCAGATCGGCTCCGTATCAGCTACGACCATTCAGGGTGTTGTCGTCTCCTCGCAGTTAGCGGACGGCATCATAGACGACTTGGCGAAGTATGCGACCGCGCTGCGTCCAGTGCCGATGCTATCGACAGTACCCACGCTGCCCGATCCGAATTATCCGCCTGACACGTTCTTCTATTACGTTCCTGACGGTCACTTCTACCGGATCAATTCAGCGGGCACGGGCTGGACGCTGGACGATAACCCGCAGAACACGGTGATGAAGTTCTACCACATCGGAGCGATCAGCGCGAGCTCGATCACGGGGCTTATCGTGGCGGCGCAGATCGGCAGCATCACAGCGGGACAGATCACGGGGCAGATTCAGGCCAGCCAGATTCAAGCCGTGAATGCTTCGAGCATCAACGGGCAAGTGAACGCGTCGCAGATCAGCACGGTTAACGCGAGCTCCATACAAGGCTCGATCAGCGCTTCTCAGATAGCGACCATCAACGCCACGCAGATCACGGGTAGCATCATCGCGAGTCAGATCAGTACCGTTAACGCAACCACGATCACAATCGGGCAGATCGTAGATGGGCAGATCGCGAACATCAGCGCATCCAAGCTGACTCTGGGCACGCTGCAAGTAGGCGCGCAGAGCAACATGCCCGGAGTGATCAACGTCTACGGCCCGAGCTCGCTGGTTGCGCAGATCGGCATCTTGAGCGGCGGCTTCTATGGCGGATGGTTCCAGGTCTTCGGAGCGGGCGGCACGGGCTACGCTGACGCGAAGGTGAAGACCGACGCGGGCAATCTATTTCTGACTGACTGCACTCTGAACATCTCGAATCAGATCAAGACGAGCCCGACAACGTTCGATAGCACGTACAGCACCCTTGCGCTGAACAATGACAACGGCACGGACAAGGCGTCTTTCATCTCGCGCGGCATGGTGTTCTATTACGCGGGCGGCAAGATCGGCTCACTCATCCGCACGGGCACGGGCGGCACATATCTGGAGTTAGAGATGAACGCGGGCGGCTCGTCCTACGTGCTGATCAATGGCCCGAGCGGAGTGCGCAGTGATCAGGGCTTTGCAGTGGGCGGCGCGCGGGTGATCAACAGTAGCGGCGCTTTTACGGGTGCGGGCGTCTCGTGTCTGAGCAACGGCATCGCGGGCGCGGGCTTCAACCCGTTCATCGGCGGCACGCAATACTTTGGCGTGAGCAGCGGATCATTTACGACCGCAGACGGCAAGACAGCGACGGTGCGCGGCGGCGTCATCGTGGCGCTTGGATAAAGAGGAGTTATGGACAATCACGAAGTAGAAACGTACCCGTTAGATGACGCAGTGATAGCGCTGCTCGATGACATGAAAAAGGCGCACGTGCAGTTTGTGCAGCAAGCGCAGCAACAGGAGCAGCTATTGCTGGGACAGCAACAAGGCGCGCTCACGCTGTTCATCCGACAGCACGCGCTGCAAGGCAACTGGCGATTGGCTGACAACGGGCGCGAGCTCGTGAAGGCGCGCGCTGAGCAGCCCGCGCCCGCGCCGAAAGCTGACGCATGATCGAGCGCGCACAGCGGACGTGTGAGCAGTGCGGCAAGCCCATCGTTGCGAACCGCTTCAATCGCCGCATGGAGCAGCGCTTCTGTTCTGATCGATGCCGCAAGGCGCAGTGGCTAGCAGATAGGAGGACATATGGCCGCAGCGACAAGCCCGCCCAACTTCGCGTTTCCTAACTTCACTCCGGGCAAGCATCGCATCCCGCCCGACTTCAAGCTGTGGCCCGAGCCGTCGAGCTCGATGCCCGCCACTCCACCCATCCCGCCCACGGTCGCGACTGGAGATGTGATCACTGCGGTTCACGAGAACACGGTGACCACTGCGCTGAGCGATCTCTGGACAAACGAGCAGTGGCTGGCGTCGCAGATCGTAGACGCTGTGCCCACGTCCAGGCAAGTGATCGCGGGCGCGGGCATGAGCGGAGGCGGCGCGCTGAGCGCAGACGTGACGCTGAACGCGCTCGTTACCTCCGTCTTCGGGCGCACCGGAGCGGTCACGCTGACGAGCTCCGATATAACGGGCGCTGGCGGGGTTCCTGCGACGCGTACGCTCTCGGCGGGCGCGGGGCTGACAGGTGGAGGGGATCTGTCAGCGGACCGCTCCTTCAGCGTTGTAGACGACACTACGACCCAGCGCGTACGCGTGCTGTCGAGCGGCTCGCTCGTAGGGACGCGCCCTGCGATGAACTTCATTCAAGGCTCGAACGTCACGCTGAGCGTTCTAGATGACGCTGCGAACAATCGCGTGAATCTCACGATTGCATCAACGGGCGGGGGCGGCAGTGGCGGCGCGTCTGGAATTCCGATCATCGTTAACGGCGCGCCGATCGGCAATGCAAGCGGCGCGGGCGTAGCGCTGTGGAGTGGAACAATTAACCCTAATGGAGTGGGCGCGGACAAAGCGCCGCACAACATGACCTCTGATACCTCCGGGGGCTATGTGGTGACGTACGCATCCTCACAGCAACCGGGCTATCAGGCATTCAACGGGCTCACCGGGGCGGGGGACGCTTGGATCAGTTTCAATACTCCATGTTGGCTCCAGATTGATCTAGGAGCGGGACGCGGAACATCTATAGCCTCGTATGCCATTCGGACTCGGAATGATGTCGGCGCGGCATACGATCAGCGACAGCCTAAAACGTGGAACCTGCAAGGCTCAAACGACGGCAGTACTTGGACTACAGTAGACAGCCAATCCAATCAACCGGGCGTCGCGAACGGCGGGCTCATGTCATATTCGATTACGCCGACAGCGGTGTTCCGGTATTGGCAAATCAACATAACGCTGAATCAGGGCAGCGTCGGCAATACCGAAATCGGCGAGCTATATTTGTATGCCCCTGCGTCGCCGTTTGCGAGTGGATCTGACGGAGATATCTACATCGACACGCTAGGCAAGTATATGTATGGTCCCAAAACCGGAACTGCATGGCCCCCGGTTGGAAAGCTGTTATAAATGGCCTCTAAATTTGAGCTAAACGACAGCACTCCCGCTGCTCCTGGCGGCAAAGTCAATATCAAGTGGCAATCCGACATCAACGGCAACGTCTCCGCATATGTCGATCCTCCTGGATCGGGCGGCGCAGTCTCCAGCGTCTTCGGGCGCACGGGCGCAGTTGTCGCAGCGAGCGGAGACTACACTGCGGCGCAGATCACGGGCGCGCTCGCTGATCCGCTCACTACGAAGGGTGACTTGATCGTGCGCGGGGTAGTGACTACGCGTCTGGACGTGGGCGCTGACGGTCAAGTACTCACTGCTGACTCGACGCAAGCGAGCGGCATTAAGTGGGCGGCTCCTACGGGCGGGAGCGGGAGTCAGACACCGTGGGTTCAGGATGTGAACGCGGCGGGATTCAAGCTCATGAGCGCGGGGTTCGTCGGCGTGAACCTAACCGCTCCAATCCAGAGCGCGGCGGGTCGAGGCTACGCCTCCATCAAAGGCGCGTCCGATATCGGCGTAATCGAACTCGCGCAGGGGAGCGCGGACGCGCTCTCTAGTCCAGTGGGTCAAGTAGCGTTTACCGATACGAACGCGACGCTCGCCGACAAGCGGGCGGCGGTTATCAATTGCATACTCACCGGACCGACGGCGAACGCTCGCGGCGGGACATTGACACTCAACACACGCGCGGACAACTCGACGCTGGCGGAGCGGGTACGCATCGACCATAACGGCAATGTCGGAATAGGAACGTCGAGTCCTCAAGGCGTTCTGCATGTTCATACCGGAACAGATAACAACATTCTTGTCCGGGGTCCGGTTTCCTTGAGTGCGGGAATTTCTCTGTATTCGGTAAACGATGTGAATAGCGTAGTGCGACCAGTGCAGTATGCCGCGTCGCCACACTACTTCAGTGATGGCAACGTCGGAATAGGAACGTCGAGTCCCGGAGGCGTCCTAGAAATAGCTCACGATTCAGGCGTTACTCCCATGCTGAAACTCAATCAAACCAGCGGCAGTTGGGGAACCGTCGCGCAGTTTAACCTGTTTCGTTTTCTCTCGACCGCATCCGCAGCAACGGACGGAAACTTCAAGCCTGTACATATCGGTCCGGGCGGTATCGGGATCAATATGGCTCCTCCTCCATACGGGTGGCCTGACGGATTCTATTGTGGCTCTGACTGCATGATCGGGGCATCGGGCGGATTGCAGATTCCCAGACAAGCGAACACGAGCTACAACTTTCTTGTCTCGCAATCGGCGGGCGCGGGATTCGCGGTCGGATGGAATAAGAGCGCGGGCGGCGGCGAGACGAATTTCTACAACTACGGGCAGGGTGCGGGCGGCGGGTTCTCATTCTGGAATTACGCGACTCCCGGCTCGGCGTACCCGAATAGCGGAGCGAGTCAGTTGCTTTATCTCCACGCGGCGGGTCCGCTCATTCAGAACGTCATTCTCCAGTCATCATGGAATGACGCAATGCTATTCAACGGGACAATGAGTTTCTATATCAACGAGAGTACGAATCAAGTCGTTCTGAGGGTACGCTACTCGAACGGCACGACAGTCAAGGGCATTTCATTCTCGCTCACATAAGGGGGTCGCTATGGCGCTCGATTACGCGCAATCCGCAAGTCTCAGAGTCAATATCCCGTTCCAGGGTCGCATCGGCACAGCGGCGCTCAAGTGGGCGTCCGCGATTCTTTCGGATACATCCGTGGATGTGTCGTCATCAATCGCGCGCAAGAATCTGGACTACGCGCGGCTGGTGTATGCGCAGCCGACGCAAAAGGCTATGGAGCTCCAGCCCGGAGTGGTTCAAGATCCCGCCGTGCAAGCGCAGGACATCGTGCCTTCGACGGGCGACAGCACGATCACTGACCCGTACTTGCAGCAAGCCGTCGAAGCCACCATTGCAAAAGTGATTTGATCGATCAGCGCCAGTCGAACCTACTGGACTCGATCATTAGTCAAGCTGTGGACTGCGGCGCGTGCTGGCCGCTGCGCGTCACGATCACTGACCGCCACTTCCGCCCGCTCGCCAGCGTGATGATCGACGGCCCGGACTATAGCAGCACTGACGAGTGGTTGCGCGCGCTGAGCTCGCCCGGAGCGTACTGGGCGAGCATCGAGCCGACGCGACCGCGCCCGGACATCAGGACCTGGATCAAGCGCATCGGCGCGTACGGGGTCGAGGATCGGCTGGCGGACGGAGCGCGGCGCTGCACTGCGCGGCATCGGCGGCAGCGCATTCACACTTTCTCCAGCTACGAGCAAGTGAGTAAGTGAGACGTAACCGCTCGCCTAACCTATCTTTCGGTCGCTCCGCGCGCTGGCTGAAAGATAGGGCGTCGCGCTCGCTGATCGGCGTAACCTTCATCCGGGCGATCAACGCCAATCGACTTCGCCGCGCGCTACTCTTCCATCGAGGACATCTTCAACGAGACGGACAAATAAGCGATGCGCTGGCTTGGGCCGCTGTCTGCGCAGCGCTGCGAGCAGCTTGCGGATGAGCCGCTCTTCGTCTGAGCTCCAGGCCGTCACGTCATTCTCCGCGCCTTTGTAGGCGATGCGGCGCGTGGCTGTCTCTACAACGTCTGACGCCGTGATGCGCTGATTGTGGCGTCGCGCTTCATCCTTTACCCGCTCGATCATGCGATATGCGTCCTCGCTAATTCGTATGGGATAGCTGCGGACAGTAGATGCTGTCTTCGGCATAATAGTGGCGCGAATTGTCGCGCATTCGTTACCCGCGTCCCTCCGCCCATAATTATGCGCAGCACGTCCGGAAGCTGGGGCGCTCGGCTACTGCGCGTAGTGTTCGTACTACACCTTTGCGATTTAAAGGTCACGCGCTGAGGCGTTTGCCAGAAATGCGGAAAAGAATATCCGAAGTCGAGCGAATAGCACAAATAGTATTCCCACTATTCATACTGTTTTGGGGCTCGAAAACGGACTGCTTTGCTTGGCATGTTTCTCCTACGCCGTCTGTCGCTTGCGACGAAATGCCAAGATGATGTAGTAACGCGTATTTCCTCACCTATTAATTTTCCTAGCATTTTGTGTTGACACGCTAACGTTTGCGGGAGTACGCTCGTGACTGTCGGTTGCAGTCTGAGCTACAGGAGGCAAACGATACTGCGACTGGTACTTACATCATTTTTTCACCCGGAGGCATGGTTATATAAAATGCCACGCAAGCAGAATAGCCCTGCAATCCCTGCGGGAAGCGTACGCATCCAGGGGATTGTTCATGAAGACACGTGGATGAAGCTGCGCGTCTACGCAATGCAGAACCACATCACGATCGGTCATGCAATTGATCATGTGACCGGACACGTCAATCTGGACGGCCCATTGAAGAAGCGGGCGGGCAGGCCGAAGAAGCAACGGACTGCGCCCGAGCTCACCGAACTCGCCTCATGATCACGGCGGGCGACAAGCCCGCTTGTGACCGCTGCACACAACATCCTGGCGTCAGATTCCTGATGGGTCGCTGGCTCTGCGCTGGATGTGTGCGCGCGTTCATGGAGGGGCTCAGAAGAGAGGTCTACGATGATCGATCAGGCGATAAGACGTTTGGGCATTGGCGGCTCTGAAGTCGCCGCGCTGGTGGGGTGCGACCCGGAGCGCGACGCGATGAGTCTGTGGATCGAGAAGAAGGGCGGGATGCCCGAGCGGCCGCCCTCTGATCGGATGCTGGTCGGTCAGAAGCTGGAGCGCGGAGTGATCGAGCTCTACGCGCACGTCACGGGCTATGAAGTCGAGTATGTGAATCAGACTTTCCAGCATCGCGCCTGGCCCTTCGTGATCTACAGTCCTGACGCGCTCTGTCGCAACATGCGGCGCGGGGTGGACGCGAAGGTCGTATCCCGCGATCAGCGCGCGAAGTGGGGCGAGCCGCCCTACGGAGTGCCGCTCGACAAGCAGACGCAGGGGCAGTGGTATTGCATGGCGATGGACTACGATGCGTGGGACTTCGCCGTCTACATGGGCGACGGGATGCCGCGCGTGTATGTTGTCGAGCGCGATGACGAAGTGTGCCGCATTCTGCTGGCGCGCGCGGAGGAGTTCTATCAGCGCTATCTGATCGGAGACGAAGAGCCGCCGATGGGCGGAAGCGCGCTGGCCGCTGCTTGGCTGCAATACAAGTACCCGGAGCACAAGCGGCCCGACATGCGCGAGGCGACGCCCGCAGAAGCAGCGCTGCTCACTGACTATGCGTATGTGCGAGCGGAGCAGAAGGATCTCCAGCGCACGCGCGACCGCATGGAAAACCTGATCACGCGCGCTATCGAGGATCGAGAAGGCTTGTATTGGCCGGACGGCTCCTTCACGTGGCGCAGAACGAAGGATCAGACAGTGACGGATTGGGAGAGCATGGCGCGGGGCTTGATCAACGCTTACGTGCCCGATGAGGAGAAGCGCAAAACGCTGATCGGACTATACACGCGCACGAAAGAAGGCTATCGGAAGATTCGCTTCACGTGCGAATTGACGAAGGAGGAGTATGCAACCAACGGAAGCAGAAGCGACGCAGACGCAGACTGAAGCAGCGCCGCCCGTGGAGCCGAAGACGCTGGAGCGGACGCAGCCCGCGGCGAGCTCGACATCGCCGCGCATGTCGCTGGAGCACTTGATACTGATCCCTGATCCCGAGCTCCGCGCGCGCGTCATCAACGAATACGCTCAGAAGGATCTGGAGCGGCAGAACTATGCGCAGGATCTCGCCGATGCGCGCCAGTTTGCAGTGAGCGGATTCTTTGACGACATCAAGGGCAACACGCTGGAGCAAGCGATAGCGAAGGCGATGGTGAAGGTCAGGATCGGTCGAAGCTGGGGCTTCAGCGCGGCTGACTCGATCCGCCACATCTACATGGCGAATGGCCGCCCGTCGATTGAAAACGAGCTCGTAGCCGCGAAACTCCAGCAAGCCGGCATAGATTGGGACATCGAGTGGTACGAGAAGAACGTGCCCTATGAGGGCGCGCAGTGGGCGCAATGTACGGGCTGTCGGCTGTGGCTGAAGAAGTGGAACCGCGAGACGCAGCGCTATGATGTGATGCTCGACCGCAACGGCAAGCCGATCTCCGTAGCTTTCGTGAAAGCTGACGCCGATCATGCGGTGATTCACGAAAAAGGCGTCGAGAAGAAGCTATCGGAGAAGTGGAACTTCCAATCATGGGCGCGTGATATGTACTACTGGAAGTGCATCGCGCGAGTGAAGAAGTACCACGCGCCGCACGTGCTGCGCGGAGTGCTCACGAAAGAAGAGCTCCTCGAAACGCTGCCCGCTGACGCGATGCCGCCGAGCGAATTGCCGCGCGACTTGCAGCCCGCGCCCGCAGTGATCGAAGCCCCCAAGCCAGCGACGCTGCGCGAGCACTTACAGGGCATTGAAAATTTATCGGACGCGCCGCCGTGGGAGACGCCCGGACAGATGACGCTCGATCAGCAGACGCAGATGGAGCCGAAGACGGACCCGGAGAAGACCCCGAAGAGCGGCGCTGCCCAAGCTGTGACTCCGCGCGCACCGAAGAAGTAACGCGCGAGTCATTCACCGGAGTACGGGCTGAAGACGGGACATGCGAGCGCTGGACCGTGCGCGCGCTCGTGTGTCATGACTGCGGAGTGATCGAGGAGCTATGAATCATACAAAACACGAAACGCTGGCCGAGCAATTACAGCGCATCCGTGAGCGCAATGTGATCAGAAGTCGAGAGCAGCGCATCGAGCTAGGCGAGCAGCCAGCACAAGAGGAGCGCAGCACGCCAAGACTTACGCGCCCGTTCTTCTGTCGCACGTGCGGCAAAGAGACTGTAACTGATCGGATACCGGAGGGCTGGTACACAATCAATCGGCACACTTCGGAGAAGTCCGTGCGGCTAGGCGTCTACTGCTCGATTGAATGCTTCATAGAATCCATTCCGCGCTTGCGGGGCATCGATCACGATTTAACGGAGCGCGGCGTACCGCTGGTGGGTGGAATGCATCCGCCGCGCGGCGAAGCGCCGACGAAGAGGCGCACATGAAGAAGATCGAAGGCGTTCATACGCGCGAGACAGAAGTACCGGAGGGCGGGCGCGTGCTCGTGGTCGAGCTCCACCGCAGATACATGCGCATCTGGCGCAAAGGCGCGCGCGAGCCAGTACCCGATATCAGCTATCAGGCGATCTACGATCTGTCGCGCAAGTTTGCGTACCGCGAGCAGCTTGAAGCTATGCAGCAGAAGAAGAGGGCATGAGCAATGCAGGGCGTACGCATTCAACTGCTCGACTTAGCGGACGGCGGGCAGCACGAGCTCAACGGGCAGTATCTCGTCAGCTATGACGCTGACTATCACTGGCCCGATGGCAGCTATCACGGCGGAAAGCTGATCTGCACTCCGCACGTGGAGCGCGCGCCCATGTTTCCAATTGAGCGCGCCTACGAGATTTATAAATCCGGGCCGATGTGCCGCTGCCATCGGAAGCGACCGGACGGCAAGCCGAATCGTCCGCTGACTGCGTTCAATGTCTTGATGGGGTGACTGATGAAGACGACACGTACGCTCATGCGCATAACTCATATCAGCGGAAGCGATCAGCAACATTGCATCTGTGGCAGGGCGCGCGCCTTCGTGGTTCATATCAGCCACGATGGTCACAATCGTCACGGCAAAAAGATCCGCATTAACACGATGCGCTCTTTCTGTGAGGGTCACGCCGCGCGCTATGCGCAGCGCTTCGGCCTGGAGCTCCCGCAGTGAAGCTGACCGACGGGCAGAAGAAGGCGCGCGCCGAGAAGCGCGAGAAGAGGCTGGCGCAGTGTCCGCACGCGCGGATTGCGAACTGCCACGACAAGTGGGGCGTCATCGTGGAATTCGAGGAGGGCTACCAGACCCTAAGAATCAGTTATCGCGGCGATGCCTGGAGGCAGACCACGCATGCGCAGTGGAAAGACACCACCATCTGGTTCGACAGGCAGGAACTGGGCACCCTGGCTGCGTTCCTGCACGCTGGTATTGCGCGCTACAACGCCATCGTCCAGGAGATCAACACGCAAGTGCGCGAGACGCCCGCGCTTGAAAGGCTGGAGCAGATATCAGCGGAGAAGCCATGAAGCGTCTATCCATGCGTGCTGCGCAGCGCTGCGAGACAGCGAAGGGCAAGACGTGCAAGTGTCGCTGCGGCGGCTTGCTGCACGGCGCGGGGCGCGGCCAGGATGCCAGCTACTTCGAGAAGCTGCCGAAGGATGATCCGCATCACGCGCTCAGCAAGGGCAAGAAACCGGAGAAGCCGTTGCCGTTGTTCGATCAGGAGTAAGCGATGAGTGAGTACATCGAAGTCACGCTGACGTGGGCGCAAGCTGCGAGCGCGGCCATGATCGGACTGCACCGCAACATGCGCGCGATGAAGGAGGGGCGCGTGCATCGCGCGGACAGCCGCGCCATGAATGACTACTCAGTAGAGAACGCCTGGACTAATCACGTCGAAGGCGCAGCGGGCGAGATGGCGTGCGCGAAAGCGCTGAACATCTTCTATCCAGCCACGATCAATACTTTCGGCGCGCCCGACATAGCGCGGCTCGAAGTGAAGACGCGATTGAAGCATAACTACGAGCTCCGCATATTTCGAGACAGCCCCGATGAGGATGCCTACGTGCTCGTGACTGGGCGCATCCCGACGTTTCGCGTCTGGGGCTGGCTGTGGGGTCACGAAGCTAAGCGTGAGGACTGGTGGAAAGATCCGGGCAAGTATGATCAGCCCGCATACTTCGCGCCGCATTCAGCGCTGCGTCCGCTATCGACGTTGCCGCCCGAGCTCCTGTATCCGGGCGGCGCAATTGTGGAGCGGACGGAACGATGACCAAAGCGCGGTTGCTGGACATCTTCACGCGACACGATGACGACGATGACGCGTGCGAGGTCCAGATCATGCTAGAGCGGGCCAGTGGCGAGATCGAAGAAGCATATATTGACAGCGCGCGCTATCAGAGGACCGAAGACGGATACGAAGCCACGGAAATCTTTCTGATCGCGCGGCTGTATGACGAAGGAGTAGACACATGAGCACAGATGAACTGGGCGGCTATCGCGTTCATCCAGCGGCGGCGCTATTCCCGGCGCTGGAGGGGCAGGAATACGAAGCCCTCAAACATTCCATCGAAACGGGCGGGCAGCGCAATCCCATCTGGGTGCAAGGCGACACGCTGCTAGACGGGCGCAATCGTCTGCGCGCGTGCCTCGATCTGAACATAAAACCCATCGTCAGAGAGTACGAAGGCGATGCGCCCGCGCAGTTGATCTGCGATCAGAACATCAATCGGCGCGATCTGACGGATGAACTGCGCGCGCTGATCAAAGCGCAGATAGACGGCTTGATCGTGCGCGAGCGGAATCTGACGAAGCAGATCGAGGCAGGCAAGACGCAGGGTGAGCACGGCAAAGAGGGCGGGCGAGGGCGGAAGAAACCCCTGTGCCCGGATTCAGGCACAGGGGTTTCAAAGCGCGACTGGTCTAAGGTTCACACTAACAGCACGGTAGGTCAGATCGCGACTGAAGCCAAAGTCAGCCGTCACAAAGCGGCCCAAGCCGTCGCTGTCGCGAAGGAGCCCGACTTAGCCCAAGATGTCCATGAAGGCAAGCTGAAACTGAAGGACGCTGCGCGCGTCGCGAAGCAGCGAAAGCCAGCGAAGCCGAAACCGCACAAGCACGGCGCGACGCGCACGAATCTTTTGCGGGGCGAAAAAATGCGCGTGGAGTCTATGCTGCCGTACATGCGCGGCATAGTCCGGGCAATGTCAGAAATAGACTACGTAATTCTGGCAGACGCGCTGACCGAAGAAGAAGCGCGTTACGCCGTCGAGACAGCATGGCAGGTGCATAGAGCCTTCCGCGTATTTGCGGAGCAGTTAGCAGACACAAAGGGAATTCCGCGCACCAGTCGCGCGAGAGATAAGGAGAACGTAAATGGACGCAGTGAAGCAAGCGAAACAATCAGGCCGAACTGAAGTTATGACCGTGCTGGCGCAGGATCTCGTACCGCATCCGCGCGTGCAGCGGCGCCTAAATGAAGCCAAAGTCAAAAAGCTGATGGCGGATGCCGACTTGGACGCTATTGGCACAATGCACGCCGTGCGCTATCCGATTGAAGGAGTCACGCGCGACTGGCAGATAGACGGTAATCATCGCCGCAACATGCTTATCAATTTGGGACTGGGCGAATGGCCCGTAGAGCTCATGGTGCATCTGGATGTTAAGGAGGACGCGCGCGCGGCGGATCTATTTCTGAAGCTGAATAATCGCTTTGTGGTAGACGCCTTTGACAGATTCGAGCAGGCGTTTATTGCGGGACATTCAGAAGCGGTCGGGGCGCAGGATGTAGCGGAACGGCACGGATATGTCATATCGAAGAGCAACGGCAACGGACATCTATCATGCGTGCAATCGCTTCAACGGTTGTGGAGCGCAGATGGGGGAGTCACGCTAGACGCCACGCTGGGCACCATCGTTGAGGCATGGGGTCATACGGCGGCTTCGTCCGAAGGCAAACTGATTGAGGGGCTGGGGCTGTTGTATCGGCGCTACGGGGCTGAAATAGACCGCCCCGCGCTGGTCACGCGGATAGCGAAGTATCCGGGCAGAGCGTCGGCGCTGCTGGGCGATGCAAAGGGCCATCGTCAGTTGCGGCGCATGTCCATGACGCGCTCCGTCGCTGAAAGCATCCGCACAACTTACAACGCGCAGCGCCGCGCACACAAGCTGGACCCGTTATAAGTGACGGGGAAAACGATGACATACAACGAACGACTTCATAGAGCCCGGACGCATAACGCGGCGCTTGATGCTATCGACCGACGCAACGCTAACCCGACTCCAGCGGAGGCGGGAGGGCTGGCGCTATTTGAGACGGCGATGGAGGCTATCAGGGCGGGGCTTAAGGGCGAGGATCTCGATATGGTCGCCGAAGGTTATGTCATGTTGCGTGATTTCGACCAAATGATTTTGCGGAGACTTTCATGAACGATCCACTATCAGACGCGATCGCGCATCAATTGCGTGTCGCTGACATTCAGTGCTCGGCGCTGAATGAGCTCATATCCATCGTGCTGCGCTTGCCGCTGCGCGATGAGGACATGCGAATGATCGCAGCGTGGGCGCGCCGTCACACTGAGGCGATAGCAGCGTCACGCGCGCGGATTGTCCAGCGCGAGCGCGCGACGCTCAACTGAGGGAGTCATGAAGCAAGCCGTACAGTTGGCTTTCGACTATGCCGCGCTGGACGCTGACACGCGCGCCTTCGTCCAGGAGCGCGCCGCAGCGATTCACAGGCTGGCCCGCGCGACAGCCGCCGCAATCGTCCAGATCGGCCAGATGCTGACCGAAGTGAAGGAGCGGCTAGGACACGGGAAGTTTCAGGAGTGGATTAGACGCGAATTCGCATGGACCATTCGACACGCCCAGAACTTCATGCTGGTGTATCGGGAATTTAAAAACGAAAACTTTTCGCATTTGGAGATCGACGCCTCAGCACTCTTTCTAATTGCGAAGCCCTCCACGCCGGAGCCCGTGCGCGTGGAAGCGATTCGACGCGCGGAGCTCGGCGAGAAGGTCACGCACTCCGTGGTGCGAAACGTAGTCACTGAGTATCAGAAATCTGGCGATGCGTCAGTAGCCGTCAGTAAGCTATTCGATGTGGTGCGTCAAGCGAAGGTGCAGGAGGCTGACGATAAGCGCCGCTTGCCCTCGCCCGCAGAAGCGCGACAGAAGGCGATAGAGAGCGGCGCGCATACGCTCGACTGGAACGGCAACTATCAGCCGCCCATGACGAAGGAGGCGCAAGCTGAGTGGCGTGCAGACATGCGCCGCCTGGGTCCGCTGTGGGATTTTCTGCGCTGGGTCGCGAGCACAGACAATCCCGATCCAACCGCTGCCGTGCAACTGATCGAATCGCGGCATTGGCGTCGCGACTTCACCCCGTACACTCGCAACGCGTCAGCGTGGCTTAAGGACTTTAGCGAGGCTTTATGGCGAGAAAAAAAGCAAACGAGTTAAGAACCGAAGCCCGCGCGCGCTTCGAGCATTTCATTGCCGCTGAGCTAGAGACTCATCCCGATGTCGGCACGGATTCGCTGGCGCGCAACTTCTACGCGCGCGAAGAGCCGCTGCTGAAGAAGATTGCTGGCGCTGTCATCATCAGCATTCTTGTGAAGTGGGCCGATGACATTCTAAGTCAGTCTGTCGCCGTCCATGCGTCGCGCAATGGGCGAGGACAATTAGCGCTGCCCTTAAATCTTCAGGGCATTGAATTGTCTGGAGCGTTCAGCTTTCTTAACGGCGCAAATAAGATTCGCTTCGTAGCAAACTACAAGGCCACCTTGTTCCATCTGGACTCACACGCGCAGCTTCTTCGCAAGCATGAAGACGAGGTGCATGATGCGCGCGTGGACTTCGAGCGCGTGATTGAGTGCGTGAGACCGATTATGCAGCGCCATCCGAGCATCACTCTGGCGGACGCGCTTCAGGAGCTCATCAAAACCGAAGAGCCCGAAGAGAACTAAGGCGCGCATGCCCATCAAAATCCGTTTCCGGTGCATGGCGTGTCCCGCGCTGCTCGATCTGGAGGGCGAAAACTTTCAGTATCGAGAGTATCTGGGCGCGCTCCGCGCTGAAGGCTGGCGCGTGCTGATCGATCACATGGACGTTTCGATATTCTGCCCGAATTGCCCGCTGCCCGAATTCTGAGGAGAGGAGAGCCCGCCAACCTGCTGACCGGCGAGACGTTTGACGCGTATGACACAGAGTATGTTACACTTGACGTTTGGATCACAGTATGAAAACACGACAGACGACAAGCGAAGCAAACGCGATGACCGGACTCCCGTATGGGAGCGGCTCGCTTCAGATGCGCGGCAATTTTTATTGGGCGATGTATCGCGATGCGAGCGGACGCTTGCATCAAGAGAACACGCACACGAACGAATTCAGCGGAGCTCTATCGATCCTGACGGAGCGCGCAATTGCGACAGCCGAGAAGCGACTGGAGCAACTGTATCGAGTGCTGCATGAAACATCTAAGGGTGACAGTGCAGCCCGGACCGCCGATGAGCGAAGAAGAACTCCTCGCCGCTCTAAAACTGATGCGCGAAATAGGAGCGCAAGTCGAGCGCGAAGAGCAAAGCAGTAACGAAGCAGAAAAAACGAAACCAGATAGAAACGAAACCGAACAATGAACAAATTTAGATATCACGCCCCGCTCGATCCTGAATGCCCCATAGTCGCTGGATATCGCCGCGCGATGTACGCCGACCCCATGACGGAGTGCGCGCCGTCCGATGTGCTGCGCGAGCTCGCTGAAGACTGGAGCCGCTCGCATCGCAGCAAGTGTGCGCGCTGCGCTGAGTACGGAGCCGCGAACATCGAGGTGATGGGCTAATGGCCGCTCCACACATCGCGCCCGCGCCCATCGTCTGTATCGGCATCAAGCGCGTTTCGCTTCAGATGCAAGTCGCCAACTATTCGCTGGAGCATCAAGGGCAGAAGTTCAAAGCGTTGGAGCAGAAGTTTCAGTGCTCGATCCCCGAAGAGCTCATGCTGGATGATGCTGGATTCAGCGGCACTACGCTCGACCGTCCAGGGATCAAAGAAGCGCTTCGCCGCATCCGCGCGGGACGCGCCAACGCTGTCGCCTTTCCCTACATTGACCGCTTCGCGCGCAATCTGGAGTTTGGGCTTCAGATGATCCGTACGTTTCGTGAAGCAGGGGCGAAGGTTCTGCTTGGGGACTACGGCTTCGTGAAGGATACGGGCGCGTTCAAGATTCAGATGAATCTGGGGCTCATGATCGCGGAGTATCAAGCCGACGAGATCCGCGAAAAGTCGCGCGGAGGAGTGCTCACGAAGATTCAGAAGGGGCTCGCGCACGGCGCGCGCGCTCCGTTTGGATGGCGCTTCGTGACGGGGCTGGAGCTCGCAGCGCAAGCGATGAAGGAGAAGCGCGCAGTCGATCAGAAGCCGCAGAACTATTTCGCCGCAGTGATCGAGGATCAAGCGACCGTACGCTTGATTGGACAGCTTGCGCTCGATGGATACACAGCGCGCGGCATCTGTCGCGAGCTCGCGCTGCGCGGAGTGAAGACGCACTTCGGCAAGCTGCGCTGGACTCCCGAAGTCATCAAGTTCATCGTCAATAACGAAGTCTATTCAACGGGCGTCGCGCACTGGAATAAAACGGAGTCCTTCGCGCCGAAGAAGCTGCGCAAGCCCGACGCTCCGCGCCGACGCCAGCGTACAGTGCAGAAGCTGCGCGATAGAAGCGAGTGGCTCCCGCAGAAGCTGATGGGCGGACCGATCTGGACGCCCGCACAGCAGAAGCGCATCTGTGAAGCGCTGAAGCGCAACGGCATGATGAAGAGCGGACGCCCAGCCAAGCCGCAGAGTGAGGGCGGACGCGTCGCGCTTCTGAGCGGGCTCGTGATCTGCAAGCGCTGCGGCTTCTCCGTGGTGCCCGTGCATCGCGCCAACAGAGCGCCGCACAGACGCGCAGACTGGTACCGCTGCTCGAATAAAAATCGGACCACGCATGAGCGCATCTGCAACTGCCGCAGCATCGGAGCGGACATCCTTGAAGACGCCGTATACAACGCTATGGGGCGCGGGCTGACCGTGGAGCTCGACGTGCTTTTAGAGAAGCGCGCGGATGCGCTCGCGGCGACTGAAGATGGAGCGGAGCTCGACACGCTGCGCGCTCGCGAGCAGAAGCTGATTGCCAAGCAAAAGGACGCCGCCAAGCGCGCCATTCTCGAAGATGACGAAGACGTGAAACGGACGTATAGTGATTTGGTGGTTGAGCTCAAAGCCGAGCTCGCGCTGCTCCGCCGCCGCATTGCGAATACAACGGGCGCTATGGAGACGGAGCGCGTAGACACGTCAACGATCAAGCGGCAAGTGAAGACCGCGCTACGCACGCAGGACCGCGCAGCAAAGCGCGCCCTGCTCGTAGCGTGGGTGCAGCAAGTGCGCTGGGCGGACGATGACGTGACCATCACCCTTCGCATTCCAGTCGCATCATCGGCGAGTGTATTTAACTGTCAGCATCTCGAACGTGAAGCTGACACTTACATACTCCTCGATGTCGTAGAAAAACTGGGGGTCGCAGCGTGAGCGGACCCCCGCATATCGGCAGTACCCACCAAAACCCCGCGCCTGATGAGCGCGGGGTTTCGTGTTTGTGGAGGAGCCCGTGCTGATCTGCGCGCAATGCGCGTACAGCGCGCGCTGTCCGATCTGCGCGGCGCGCGGAGCTCCAGACGAGCCCCGCGTCAGCCGCAAGCGTAAGCGCTGCCCGAAGTGCGGCGCTGCGCTCAATCGAGAGCTCACGATCACGTTCATCAGCCGCCGCACTGGACGCGAAGAAACGCATCAGCGCGTGACGGCCCTGACGTGCCCGGAGTGTTCATGGGAGGTGAAGTTTTTATGATCTGCAAAAGCTGCGGGCTTCCGGTGCCCGATACATCGCTTGTATGCGTGCCCTGCACAATGCGCAAGTCGAGCGCCGCGCTGCTCGACTATCAGCAGAAGTTTCTGCCCCATGTCGCGAAGGGCGAGCTCTTCATGACTGCGCCCATCATCGAGCGCGTGACGCACATTCAGATGTTCGGCGCGCAGAAGACATGGTGCGGGCTGGACGTGAAGAGCGGCTATCGTCTGAAGCGTCTGACGCTGGGCGAGCTCTGCGCGATGCACATCTGCCAGCGCTGCGAGCAGCCGCTGCGCGCTGCGATTGCGGAGACGCCCAGTGCAGCGTGATGCGCGACCGCTCGCCATTGATCTGTACTGCGGGCTCGGCGGCTGGACTGAGGGCTTCATCGCTGAAGGATACGATTGCATCGGCTTCGACATCGAGCGGCACGAGTATGACGGCGCGCGTTATCCAGGGCGGCTCGTATTGCAGGACGTTCGCACGCTGGACGGGGCTCGATTCAGCGGCGCTGCGCTCATCGTTGCCAGCCCGCCATGCCATGAGTTCAGTTATCTGGAGACTCCGTTTGCTCGACGGCGCGGAATCAACGGCCCACCGGATACGACTTTATTCGAGGCGTGCTTCAGGCTTCAGCGCGAGGCGAGCGCGGCGACAGCGCGCGCCGTGCCGCTCATTGTCGAGAACGTTCGCGGCGCTCAATCGTGGGTCGGGCGCGCGCGATGGCATTACGGAAGCTACTATCTGTGGGGCGACGTGCCCGCGCTCATGCCCTACGTGCAAAAGGGGCGCAAGGGAAGCGGCGGCTCGTGGATGTTCGCTGAGAGATCGGACCCGCGCAAGATTCGCCATAAGCGATGCCCAGCGGGACGCGCAGAATCGGCATTTGTCGCGAAGATTCCGCTCGATCTCGCGCGCTACATCGCGCGCACTTTTCATCCAGGGAGTACATCATGCAGCGCTACCGACTGAAGCCGCAGCGCGCGCCCAAACTCACGGAGAACGATGTAGAGCGCGCGTGTCTGGACTTTCTTCATCTGCGCGGTTATAAGGAGCACCGTCTGCACTGCGGGCGCGCGCGTTTCCCAGACGGAACATGGACGCAGCTTGAGCCCGTGGGCACGCCCGACTGGCTGCTCGTGCATTCGACGCACCCCGCGTTTTATCTCGAAACAAAACGGCCAGGCGCTGAACTCGCGCCCGGACAAATCTTGAAGCATCTGGAGCTCACGCGCGGGCTTCGGCTGCATGTCAGTGTCGCCTCATCAGTCGAGGAGCTCCGCGCGTGGCTCGATGAGCACGAAGCCCAGATCAGCACGCGAGTTTGAGTGAGAGAACCCAATGCCTGAAAAGCGCCCCACGCCAGAAAGGACTTCAAATGCCTAACAGGATTTTACGAGAAGGCATCATCACAAGTGAACGGGTAGATTCCCTAAGTGAAGGGGCCGAGCTCTTCTATCGACGCCTCATGTCGCTGGTGGATGATTACGGGCGCTACACGGCGCACCCGTCGCTGCTTCTCGCTGCTTTGTACCCCCTGCGGCTTGATCGCGTCACGGTGACACAGATTGAGCAGTACTTGCTCGATGTGGCACAAGTGGGCCTTATCGTGACGTACAGCGTCAAAGGCAAGCGCTATCTGCAAATGGTTGATTTTAGGCAGCAATTGCGCACGAAGAAGCCGCAGTGGCCCGCGCCCGACTGTCCGCCCGCCGACGATCTGCATAGCAGATGCATAGCAGATGATGTGCAGATGCCTAGCACGTGCGCAGCGGATGATACGCGCCTGCATAGCACGTGCGCAGCATCTGCTAGTTTCGAATCCGAATCCGAAGAGAGGGAGCTCTCTTCGGGGAAGAGTATATATACACAGCAATATAAACACGCTTCCGAAGAGCGCGCGCGCGCGTTTATTAATCCCGTTGCAATCGCGCTGTCGAAAACGGCGGACGAGACAACCGCGCTGTACGAGCAGTTCATCGGCGTGTTCCTGGCTGCGGGCGTGGAGCTCAGCGAAACGGACTTGATGTACGCGGCGCGCGGCAACGGCGCGAAGGTCGGCTTTCTCAACTTCGAGCCCGAAGAGCAGCGCGTGATTGTCGCCTACGCTGAACGCAAAGCGCGACACACGGAGGCGCGCTTCATGGGCTTACCCGTGAACTTTCTCGACAAGCGTGAATGGACGCGCAAGGGTATTCAGCGCGCGATGCCGCCGCCCAAAGTCGCGGAAGAAGAGGCGCGCATAGAAGCGCGCGCTCGCAGACTCGATGAGCTCGACAGACGAGCAGCCGCAGGAGGCAGATCATGAACGAACCGCAGATCACGAGCAAAGAATTCGCGCGGGCCGCTGAGCGGCTCTCGATCTTGCGCTACTACCCGACGGGCGAAAAGGCGCGCGATGAGATAGCGCTGGTGCTGAAGCGTCTGTGCTCCACGCCCGCGCAACTGGAGTGGCTCGTGCGCCAGATGATCGACGGCGTAGGCGAGTGGCGCGGCCCCGTCGATCTACGGCGCGTCTATGCGCAGCGCTTCAAGCCCGCTGACGGCGTGGAGCCCGAAGAGCTCGACGCGTTGAACGATCCAGGCCGCGCGGAGATGCGCTACATCGAGCAAGCGGGCGCGGAGTTCGAAGAGCAGATGCGCGAGTGGAAGCGCACGCGGCTGCTGACGGGCGATGCCGAAGAGCAGAAGCCCGCGCACATCGAGAAGCCCGCTGCTCCGCTGCGCTATGACAATCCGGGCGGCGCAGTCGCGCCCACGGTGACGGAGCTCGAAGCGCGGCTTGCCGCTGACATGGAGCGCGGCGACAAGCGAAGCCCGGAGGAGCGCGCGCGGCTGATCGAGGATCTACACGCGCGGTTGTGCGACAGATATACTGCGTCTAGTAGTTTGAATTCGACAGTAAATGACTCTACAAAGGATGAATAAACCGAACACTATGAAACGTACTGGTAATAACCCCAGTAGCGCCACCTACACGCAGATGGGCATGGCCGCATTGCTACCCGGAATGCAACACATGATCGAGCTTATGCAGTCGCATCTCGATGAGCTCCGCGCGCAGCTTGCGGCGCTACAGAACGGTGGCGCTCCTGCGACAAGCGGCAGAGGCGCGAAAGCAGCAGAGAACGGACGCAACGCCAATTACGACTACCGCAAGTCGCCCGAGTATCGCGAGAGTCAATCGCGCATCGTCAAAGCGGCTCTTGCGCGCAAGAAAGCCGAGCAGCAAACGGGCGATAAACGCGGAGCAGCGAGCAGCGCTTACTGGGCGCGCATGACGCCCGAAGAGCGCAGCGCGGAGATGGTGCGCCGTCAAGCGCTGAGCAAACGGCGCAAGCAGCAGAACGGGAGGGCGGCAGCATGACGCGTCTCTCCAATCGCCAGTACCCCATGCTGCGTGTGTTCATCGAGGGCGGGCCTCAGTTCTACATGAGCATCGAGCAAGCGCAGCGCTACGACCAGCGCCCGTTTCGCTCGATGCTGATTCGCGGCTGGATCGCATATCGTCCGGGCAAGGGCTTTCACGGCACGCGCGAAGGCGCTGCGGCGTGGGTGGAGTTTCACGAAACGGAGATTGCGCGCAAGAATCCCACGCTGCCGCTCACTGCGTACTTCGACCCGACTGCGTACGGACTGAGCAAGCAAGATGCAAAATTCACGCTCCATCAGGGCGGCAAGAAACGGAGTGCGGCATGAGCGACGCTCCTGCACGCATCGCGCGACTGGAGCGCGACAAGCGCGACTATCCGATCCCATGGAATGTGTTACGCGCTGACGGCGGCGAACCGTTCTTCACGGTCAACGATGATCGAAAAGCATTCCGGGCTCTTCGAGAGCAACGCTGCCCGCTGTGCGGCGAGAAGCTGGGCGCGTGGAAGTATCACGTGGGCGGCATCCGCTCCGCGTTTCATGAGCACGGCTGGTACTTCGATCTGCCCGGACATCGCGAGTGCATCACGTTCGCGCTCCAGACATGCCCGTATCTCGCGCTGCCGAAGTATCTGGGCAGGATCGATGTCGTCAATCCGAAGAAGCTGCCCACGAAGGTGCTGCTCGATGAGACGCAGATACCCGACAGGCCCGAAGTGTTCGTGATGGTCGCGGGCTCTGGCGTAGAACTTCAGACGCGCGGAGCTCTCATTCCCTACACGCGCCCCAAGCGTCCGTTTCGCGCGGTCGAGTACTGGCGTCACGGCCGGCAGTTGAGCGAAGCAGAAGCGCTGCCCTACTTGCGCGCTGCTATGGGCGCGGAGTGGACGCCCCCGGAGGTCGCAGCATGAAAACTTATTTCGGCTCCGGGATGTACATCGAGCCCGACAAAGAGCCGCGCACCGGACAGCATCACAAGCGCATCATCCGCGCGCGCTCCATACCCGACACGCAAAGCGGCTATTGGCTGGATCTGGAGTGCGGGCATCGCGCGATGGCGTTCGGCGACTTGCATCATCTGGGCGGCGTCGCGCTGTGTACGCAGTGCCGCGACCGCGAGGAGGGCGAAGCATGAACGCTGTGCCAACGCTGAATGAATGGGCCGAGATCGCGCGACGATTGCGCGAAGGGTTTCTTGACGAGCTCCGCAACGAGCCCGCGCTGCTCTCGCCGTACGTGGGCGATGCACTGGGGCATCTCGTCTCAGTTACAGAAGCGTGTCAAGACTGCGCGGCGCTGATCGATGATCTCGAAGTCAACGAGCCCGACGCTTACGCCGCGATGCAGCGCGCCATGCAGGGGCTCGAATGACGGTCACGATGACCGCTCAAGATGCGCGCGTGCTGAAGCTGCTCGATCTCTACGAGCAGACGGCGCGCGCGCTGCTCAATCGGCTATTCAAGCCCGATACGTGTATCGAGCAGACGCGCGTGCTGCTCGAAGTGATGCGGCGCTTCGATGTGCGCGCTGACGCGCTGGGATGCAAGCTGCACGTAGTCTGCGATGCGAAGCAGTTTCAGTTCATCACGGGCGTGGATCGCGAAGAGATCGAGCGCGGGCGCTCAATCGCAAAGCGCTTCATCGAGCGCAAGGCTGCGCGCGAGGATCAGGAGCAATACAAGCGCCATGTGGTCGCGCTGCTCGATGACCGCTTCATCGTGGACTCCACAATGCATCAGGCGAGCTCCACGGAGTTCGGCGTGATCATCGCGCCCGTGATCGTCACGCTGGGGCCGCTCGCGCCGCGCTCCGCTCCTGATTCGTGCTGGGACATGGAAGCAGTCTGCACTCTCGATGACGGGTTGGAGCTCAAAGCGCGTTGGATCACTACGACTGATCGAGACTGGCTCGACGCTCCGGGCTGGGAGCCGTCGCACTTATGGCCGCTGATTGATCGCATCGAGCGCGACATGCGCGCAAGGATTGTGCAATGACGAAGGGCGACACAGTGCGCGTGCATCCGCTCGATCAGCCTGAGCGCAGCGCTACGGGCAAAGTCGTCATGCTCTCGTCTAATCGCTGCGCTATCGCTGTGGGCTTTGAAGACGGGGCTCCGTTCAAGATCGCAAAGCGCGGCTTCTTCGCGCATCCGCAGTACGGCATGATGCTCTTCGCTGCGCGACGCGAGCCCGCTGCGCAGTGGCAAGAGCTCCTGGAGGGCAACGTGTACGTGATCGAGGAGCTAGCATCATGAGCTATCGGCTGACATGCGCGATCTGCTCCACGCGCTTTGACGGGCTAGTCGAGATCCAGGAGCACGTGATGCGCGATCACGGCTACACGCATGACGATCTATCGCGCCAGACGCATCACGATGAGCAGGGCGCGCTCGTTTACACGATGCCCGATGGGGTGAACTGGCTGATAGCCGAGCGCGTCACGATCAGCTAATCGTCCCGAATAGTACAAATACACTTGAAAGTAGGAGTAAACCGAACAATGAAAACACTACGACATCTGACGCCGCTCGCGTTATGTGCGGTCGGATGCTGCGCTGCTACGCGCGAGTATCCGAAGGACTGCGCCGCTTTGTTCCCGTCCGCTGCGCAAGCCATGACTGCGGCGGGCTTCGAAGTCACTGTTAGTGACGCAACCGGAGGAGTGCTGAATGCGAAGTACGCGGGCGAGCCGATGATCTACAACGCTTTTGGCAAGGGGGTCGCGCCGTACTTCGAGAAGTACGTGCAGGGCGGGTACAAGAAATACAAGCTGCGCGGGCTCACGCTGACGAGCGCAAACTTCACATTCACTACTGCGGGCGACGCGTGCAAGGTCGCGCTCACGGTCGGGCTCGCTGGAGTGGACATCAAGGCCGACACCGATCCGCGCCATCACACGGGTCAGTGGGTGCGCACGTACACTCCCGTGCCGTCCAATGGGACCGCTGAAGCTGAAATCCTGGAGCGCGTGAAGTGACGCTCGATCAACTGACGAAAATCGCAAAGAACGAATTCGGCGCAGCGATCGCAGACATGAAGCGCAGGCGCGGCGACACGCCCGCTCCGCAGTTCACGCTGTGGCGCGATGACATGAGCTCCGATGTGCTGCCCATGCCCGAAGAGCTACACGCGACCATGGGTCACGGCAAAGCGAAGGATGAACTATTTGCGTTCATCCGTGAAGGCATCGCCAAGCAGCCCGATATCACGGGCTTCAGCTATCGCTGCGAAGCCTGGATGTGCATTGAGACTGCGGAGGGCAATGCGCATCGCGCGGAATTCGCGGCGGCGTATGACACGGGCCTGGAGACGCTTGTGAAGCGCGGCTGGCTCATGCGCTGTGAAGGGCTCGTGATCATTGCGCAATCGCGCGAGGACGTGGTGCTGATCAGTCAGCCGTTCCAGCGCGAGCCCGGATTGCTGCGCTGGCTGAAGGAGCCCGAGACGAAGCGCGGCCCGCAGTCCGGATATGCGGGGCGCTCAAAGATGTGGGGCGATCCGCGCTTGATGGGCGGAAGTCGGGAGACAGCGTGGTAAACTGAAGGCGTTCAGTGTTTCGGTAAGTCTCACTGACAAAGTGAGCATTTTCCTTTCAGCGCCGCCCACGGACATCTGGGCGGCTTTTTTCGCCCCAAGCGCAAACGTGCAATCCTCCAGCCCGCCAGAATGGGCCGTCGTACCACAGCAACGCGCCAGGAGCGATTCTCTGTGGGTCGGAGGATGTCCAGCCAGGGGACAGTGGCTCTGAACGCGTCCTAGCGCGTCCTATTGCCAAACTCGACCGACTTAGCGTAAGATCGGGCTTCGGAAGTCATGGGCCATGCGGGAGTAGGCCCGAGTCACAGTAAGCGATAGCATCCCGCCGCCTATCAGCTTGTCATACGTGTCACTACACGCCAGAGTAGCTTTAGTAAGTCATGCTGGCACACACATACGCTACATCCACAAAGAAGTGGCGCACGCTATGATTAGCGCGGGTCATGCAGAAGCTATCATTACTAACGGCAAGTCTCGTACTGTTACGCTCACTCAGCCCGCTAGCACTCACGCTGAGCGCATCGGCGAGCCTACTGGACGCTGTACGGGCGTGCGTTTCACTCGCTGGGTTCATCTGGAGCAGTCGAGCGCGCGAGTCATAGAACATCATCCGCGCTGTCTGTTCTTCGCGTCTGACTATGCCTGAAGGCGCACATCAAGAGTGCAGACATCCGCGCTGCTCAGCGTACGCAGTAGCAGAAGGCTTCTGCTCAGCGCACAGATACTATCTGCGCGAGCGCATCGCAGGACCGAAGGGCTCTAATCTCACCACGCATAACAAGCGCTTCATGTGGATGCGTCGCGCATTCATGAGTCAGCATCCGTTCTGCGCTGTGTGCAGTGACGTTGCAAGCGTGCTCGATCACATCACTCCGCATCGGGGCAACCGCAATCTGTTCTGGGATCAAACGAATTGGCAAGCGCTGTGCAAGCCTTGTCATGCGCGCAAGACGGCGCGTGAGATTTATGCATAGGGGGAGTATGGGTGAGCTCTCGCGCCGTCCACCGCTTCAGCAATCAGCATCGAGTGTCAGCGCTGCGTCGGTCGCCGTCTCTATCGCGCGCAGCGCTGCGCGTCCGCTGTGCGTGCCGTCTTCTGCTCCTGGACGGGGGCGGACGCTCCGGTGCGGCGACGTGCTTCTCCGACGCGTCGCCGCGCTGGGGATAAGGGGGTTCGAAAACATTTCGCGCACTCGCGGAAATGCGATCGCGCTTGAATTTTTGCGCGCTCAATAGTGAATCAGGGGAGTTATGACTGCTAGCGTACAGACTGCTCCTACTATGCAAGCTGCGATTAGTACCGAGCATTGGCCGCTGTCGCGCTTTATCCCCTACGCGCGCAATCCGCGCAAGAACGATCACGCCGTAGAGCAGATGATGGCTTCCATTCGAGAATTCGGATTCAAAATTCCGATACTCGCGCGCAGCGACGGCAGCGTAGTGGATGGGCACTTGCGCCTGAAAGCAGCGGAGCGCTTGAAGCTGGAGCCGCTGCCCGTGATCTTGTGCGATGAGTGGAGCGCTACTCAAGTCAAAGCATTCCGGCTGCTCGTCAACCGATCGGTTGCTTGGGCCGATTGGGACGAAGAGCTCCTCGCGCTGGAGATGCAAGACCTGAAGGAGCTCGATTATGACTTAGCGCTGACGGGCTTCGACGCATCCGAGATCGACGACTTATTCAAGCCCAAGAACGAAGAAGAGCGCGCCAAGATTCCAGAAGCCGAAGCGCTGCTCAACACAGCGTGGCGCGAGTGGTGCGCGGAGTGTCTCGCAGCGGTGGACGCGCTTAGCGCGCTGCGCGTAGTGTCCGTGGGGCTCAATCGCAGCGCCGCTAAGATACGCTTTGTAAACGCGCTCTACTATCAAAAGCATTTCCCGCGCTATGCTACGTGGGCTTATCATCCGCACAAGCTGACGACAGCGGGCGATGCGCGCAGCTTGCGTCAGTTGCTCGAAGACGTCAATGCTACAGCGCATGATGGAAAGTGCAGACCCGGAGACACGAACATTGAGCGCTTGCGCTTCCATTCGCAAGACGAGCCGATCTGGGACCGCTTTCTGCAATCCGGGCTTGCGTGCGCTGGAGCGCGTCAGCCGCTGGACTTTCCAGCCGAGCTCGCGCAGTCGCTGATCAATGAGTTTGCGCCCGAAGGAGCGCGCGTGCTCGATCCCTGCCACGGCTGGGGCGGGCGCTTAGCGGGTTTCCTGCTATCGCACGCGAGCGAGTATCTGGGCTTCGACCCGTCGCCGGAGACTCATGCGGGCGTCGAGCTCATGCGCGATGACTTGCTGGGCTACACGCGCGACAAGACAGCCGAGCTCCGAGAGCAGTGCTTCGAGGATGCGAAGCTGCCCGCGAATCATTTCGACTTTGCGCTGACATCGCCACCGTACTATGACACGGAGAAATACACCGGAGAGCAGCAATCATACAAACGCTATTTGACATTCGAGCAATGGAGCGCTAAGTTTTATCGCCCGCTGATCGAGCGCACGCTGCGCGCGCTGAAGCCCGGATGCGTGTTTGCGCTGCAAGTGGGCAATCAGACCTATCCGCTCGAAGCTGAAGCGAAGAAGCACGCCGCAGCGTGCAAAGCGGAGTACATGGAGACGCGCGCGAGCGACATGGTCAACGCGTTTCACAACACCGCGCCCGAAGAAGGCGAAGTGATCGTGCTACTACGGAAGGTAAGATAGACCCGTCATGATGGGCCGTCCTAACATCCCGACTGAACTGAAGCTGCTCCGCAGCACATCGCGCAAAGCGAAGAAGTTGGTAGCGAAGCAGACGCCCACTCCGGGGCCGCTGCGTGAAGCGCCCGAGTGGTTCACCGATGATCAGAAGCGCGCATGGAAGTATGCCATCGAGAACGCGCCCGTAGGCGTGCTGAAGCGCATCGATAAAGCTGTGTTAGCGGGCTTCATTGTCGCTGAAGATGTGCATCGTCAAGCGACGCTCGCGCACCAGCAGGGCAAGATGCTGATCAAAAGCCCGCAGGGCTTGCCGATGCAGAACCCGTATCTGCCGATCATGAACCGTCAGTACATGTTGATGCTGCGCGCATCGAGCGAGCTCGGCTTTACTCCGTGCTCCAGAGCGCGCATCGATTCCGGTAAAGCGCCAGCCGTTCCATCGAACGATTGGGAGGACATCGCTACAGGCTAGCTTCCGATGCCGACCGCTACGCGCACATCTCCGTTTGTTGCGCGTGCGGCGGAGTACGTCCGTGATGTCAAGGCTGACAAGTTTCCGGCGTGCCGATGGGTCAAGCTGGCCTGCGAACGTCACGAGCGCGACTTAGAGCGCGCCAAGCACAAGCGCTCACCGATCTACTTCGATGAAGAAGCCGCGCATCGCGTCTGCGCGATAGTTGAGCACTTCCCGCACATCAAGGGCGACTGGGCGCAGCGACGGCAGCGCATCGCGCTCCAGGGCTGGCAGTGCTTCATCCTGTGCTCCGTCTTCGGCTGGAAGTGGAGCGCGACCGACATGCGCCGCTATCGCGTGGTGTATATCGAAGTCGCGCGCAAGAACGCGAAGAGCACGCTTACTTCAGCAGTGGGCCTGTATCTCTTCGCGTGCGACGGCGAGCAGGGCGCGCACGTAGTCAGCGCGGCGAACACGCGCGATCAGGCCAAGATCATCTTCGGCGACGCGCAGATGATGGCGCGCAAAGAGGCGGGCTTCCGCAGCAAGTTCGGCGTGGAAGTGCGCGCGCATGTCATCGCGCAGCCCGACACAGCGAGTAAGTTCGAAGCGCTGAGCGCTGAGTACTCCAACTTAGACGGGCTCAACTTGCACGCTGCGCTGATCGATGAGCTACACGCGCACCCGTCGCGGCAACTGTGGGACGTGCTGGAGACGGCCACGGGCTCGCGCGCGCAGCCGCTGATCTGGGCCGTAACGACTGCGGGCCTGAATCGCGCGAGCGTCTGTTACGATCAGCGCGCGCATGTGATCGATGTACTAGAGCAGCGCATGGAAGATGACTCCTACTTCGGGATCATCTACACGCGCGATGAGGGCGATGACCCGTGGGATGAGAACACGTGGCGCAAAGCCAACCCCAATTACGAAATATCCGTGTACCCGGAGAGTCTGCGCAGCGAGAGCAAGCGCGCTCAGCAGATGCCCTCCGCGCAAGTCGCATTCTTTAACAAGCATCTCGACATCTGGACCAACGCAGCGATTACCTGGCTCCCTGCGGGCGCGTGGGACGCGTGCGCCGATCCTGACTTAGACATCGAGGACTTTGCGCGAGAAGCGTGCTATGTGGGCATCGATCTCGCGCTGCGCTCCGATATCGCAGCCGTGATCATTGCGTTTCCGCCCAATGGAGTGCGCGACTGGTGGGCCGTCTTCGGTCGCTACTATCTGCCCGAAGAAACCGTGCAGCGCGCGGAGAACACGCACTATCAGGGCTGGGAAGCAGTGGGACGGCTGATCGCGACGCCCAACAAAGTTACAGACTTTGCCTACATCATCGCCAATCTGGGCGACATCGCCGCGCAGTATGACGTGCGTGAGATTGCGCTGGACCCCTACGATGCTGGACCGCTCATCAACGATATCGAGAAAGCGGGACTGAAGAAGCCCGTCGAAGTGCGGCAGATCGCGCCCAACTTCTCGCCCGCCATGGTGGAGCTCGAAGGGCTCGTGCTCTCTAAGCGCATCCGTCATGACGGCGATCCGGTGCTGGCCTGGATGTTCTCTAACGTCAAAGTCGAGCGCAGCGGCGATCTGCTCCGTCCTACGAAGGAATTCGAAGAGAAGAAGATTGACGGCGTAGTGAGTCTGCTCATGTGCATTCATCGCGCGATGAAAACGGAGACGCCCCCTGACTACTCGAAGGGCATATGGGTTATATAGATCAGCTTCTCGCGAGCGCTAAGCGCTGGATGTCCGGTTTCATTCCGGTGCGCGGAGCGCAGAGTACTCCTGACGGCGCGGGCATCACGATCAACCCGACTGACTTCGGAGCAGACGCCGCGCTGCGCAGCGCGGCTTACTGGGCCTGTACGCGTCTAATCTCGTGCAGCGTCGCATCGCTGCCCACGCACATCTTCAAGGAAACCTCCGAAGGCAAGGTCAAGGCCGTCGAGCATCCGCTGTACGGAGTGCTCACGAAGCAGCCGAATCCGTGGATGACTAGCCAAGAGTTCTATCAGTGCATCGTCATGGGGCTGATGACTTACGGCAACGGCTACGCGCTGCCCGACTTCCAGGAGGGCGATGCGATAGGATTGTGGCCGCTGCGACCGGAGCGCGTGAACACGTACTACTCGGCAGTGGACGGCTCGCTGATGTACCGATACGTTGACTACTTCGGCAAGGTGTTCTTCTTTCGCCCGGAGCAGATCCTGCACTTCAGGACCTTCACGCTGGACGGCATCAACGGGCTCGCGCCGCTCGACTATCACAAGATCACTTTCGGCTTCGAGTCAGCCGCGCAGCTATATGCGAGCAGTTTGTACGGCAACGGCGGACGGCCCAGCGGCATCCTGGAGTTTCCGAATTCGCTACAGCCCGCGCAGAAAGAAGCCATCCGCGCAAGCTGGGCCACGATGCACGGCGGACCCGCTAACGTGGGCGCAGTCGCAGTGCTCGATGGCGGCGTGAAGTATACGCCCGTCAGCGCGCCGCTCGATCAGTTGCGCTACATCGAGGCGCAGAAGTTTTCCGTCGAGCAGATCGCGCGCATCTTCGGCGTGGCTCCGCATCTGATCGGCGCAGCTACGCAGCCCACCTACGCGAGCGTCGAGCAGCAATCGCTCGAATTCTTGCGCTACACGATCCAGCCCATAGTGACGGGCATCGAGAGCACAATCCGTACGGCGCTGCTTCAGGAGCCCTACTTCTACAAGTTCAATATTGCGGGCTTCGAGCGCTCCGACATCAGAACGCGCTATCTCGCGTACGGCAGCGGGCGTCAGTGGGGCTTCTTAAGCGTGAATGACATACGCGATCTCGAAGACATGAACCGCATTGGACCCGAAGGCGACATCTATCTGTCGCCGCTCAACATGGTGCCCGCTGGTACGGATCAGGCCCCAGATGCTACAACGCTGACGCAGCCGAAAGAAGAAGGAGTGACGCAGCCATGACGCAGCCGCTATTCAAAACGTACCCGCTCGAAGTGCGAGCGGCGAATGACTCGCAACCCGCAGGAGTGATCAGCGGCTATGCTTCCACGTACGCGAAGGACGCTTACGGCGACAGAGTACTGCCCGGAGCGTTCGCAGCGTCGATAGCTGAAAAGCGCGGCAAGTATCCCTTGCTCTTCGGGCATGACTCCTCTTCTATCGTGGGCTTCACAACCCATCTGGCCGAAGACCACAAAGGGCTCATGATGGACGCGCAGCTATCGCTCGCGACATCGGGCGGCAAGGATGCCTACGAGCTCATCAAGACCGCTGAAGCGGTGGACTACAAGCTGGGCTTATCCATCGGATTCATTACGCGCGAGTGGGACATGGACGGAGATGTGCGCGTGTTGAAAGACATCGATCTGTGGGAAATCTCCCTCACTGCGTTTCCCGCCAATCGTCAGGCGCGCGTAGAAGAGGCGCGCTCGTTGCGCGGCAGGAGTGCCGCTGCTCAATCCCTGCTAGCTGTGATACGGCGCGACCGTTTGCAGTTAGCTCTCAGAACACCAAAGGAGAGAATGAACAATGGCATCACCTGCACTAGCTTTGGTATCAGACGTTGATCTGATCGCCGAATATCGCAAGCTGGGCGAAGAGAACTTCACCCTATGGAAAAAAGCGCTCGATGAGTTTCGCGTTAAGGGCGAAGTCACGGGCGAAACAAAGGAGCGCATCGAAAAGCTGGAAGCTGCAATGACCGAGCTCAGCGAGAAGATGCTGGCCGAGTTTCGCAAGCTGAACGAAAAGAGCTCGCGCCCGCCCGTCAGCATCGCGAACGGTCGCGGCTACGGCGGAGATGGCGAGTTCCGCTCTATCGGCGTGCAGTTTACGGAGCTCGCAGACTACAAGAGCTATCAGGCCAATCCCACGAATAGGCCGCGCTTCCAGACTACGCTCAAGGGCCGCATCATTCAGCCCATGGAGTTACGCGCCGTCAATCCGTTCATCGCCAGCGAAACATCGGGCATTGTGTACATTCCCAAGCGCGTGGGTGTGTTCACTCAGCCCACGATCCCGCTCGTCATGCGCGATCTGCTCGATGTCATTCCGCTCGATGGCACGAACGCCGTAGAGTACGTCATCGAGGCGTGGCAACTGAATGCCGACTATCAGATCAAAGAAGGCGACAAGAAAGCGCAGTCCGATGTCACGTACACGGATAAGACCGCAGTAGTGCGGACCATTGCGCACTATGTCGTCATCAGCAGACAGATGCTCGCTGACGCGCCCTTCATTCAGGCCAGCATCGATAACCGCATGGTCTACGGCATCGCGCTGAAAGAAGACAAAGAGATCCTATACGGCGACGGTGCGACGGGTCACTTGCTGGGCATCATGCCGCAAGCCACTCCGTTTGCTGGAGGCGCGCTGACGATCGATAACGCGATTGATCAGGTGTACGCAGCGATGGTGCAGATCATGCAGGCGGGCTATGCGCCCACTGCCATCGTGATGAACCCCGTGGACTTCGCGGGCATCGCGCTGATGAAGAACACGATGGGCATGTATCTGCTCGGCGGGCCTCCAGCGTCCGAAGCGACGCCGCGACTGTGGGGCTTGCCTATCGCGCTCACGATGAACATGGCTCCGGGCGACTTTCTGGTCGGCGCGTTTCCGGGCAACGCTGCGCTCTTCGACCGTCAGCAGACAGTAGTCGAAGTGAGCAGCGAAAACGAAGATAACTTCGTCCGCAACTTGGTCACGATCCGCGCGGAGGAGCGCGTGACGCTGGCCGTATTCGTGCCCGCTGCATTCGTCAAGGGCACGGTGATGCCGCCCGCTGCGCTCGCATCCGGGCATCATCCGCCCGCGCAGCAACCCAGCCGCGATAGGAAATAACCCATGTCCAGACACGTACAAGTAGTCAAGACTTTCACGGGCAAGACGGGCCGCGCACGCGTACCCGGAGAGCTCCTCACGCTGTCGGATGAAGAAGCGCAGAAGCTGATCGATGAGGGCGTAGTAAAAGCGCACGAAGCCCCGCATCCGACCGAAACGAAATCGCCGCGCCCGACTGAAACGAAGGTTGAAGAACCCGAAGAGCAGAAGAGCGAAGGCGAAGACGAAGACGAGCGGCGCTCATGAGAGTTCCGCTTACGCTCCTATTGCTACTGCTCGCGCTGGTCTGCTTCGGGCTGACTGGCGCGGGCGTGCGCTTACCTCGCGGCGATCTGATGGCGTGGGGGCTCACGTTCCTAACGCTCGCGCAGATCATCCCACTCGTGCTATGAACCGACTACCGCCAAGACTGCCTCACGTACGCATCGCGCTGCATGATCAAAATGACTTCATCACTAATCAGGCTACTGTGCTGCTCGGTGATGGTCGCGATGATGTGACCGATCCGCCCGTTGTACCTCCTTCCGTTCCGCTGTCTCCATCGGCGGGCGGACGTGAGGCGGTCGTTACGCTCGATGAGATCAAGATGCATTGCCGCATCGAGCCCGATCAGACCGTAGAAGACAGTTATCTGCTATCGCTCGAAATGGCGGCGCACATCCACATAGAGAACGATCTGCGCCGCCCCAATCAACTAGACGCGAGCGCGCCCGAGAACATCAAGCTGGCGATGCTCGTGCTGATCGCGCACTGGTACCGCAACCGTGAAGCCGTGGACATCGTGACGGGCTCCGTTGATACAGTGCCGCTCGCATACTCCGCGCTGCTCTCGACGGAGCGCGAATACAGCGCTGACTACTGATGCCCCTCGTACTCACACGCAGCGTTCCCGCGCAGCTTGACGCGGGCAAGCTGGACCGTCGAGTCACTCTGCTGAAGCCGATCTATAACAGCTACGGAGACGAGATCACGGGCTGGGAAGCGGTGGCCGATGTCTGGGCCGCAGTCACTGTCAGCACGGGGCGCGAGCAGAACGAAGCAGATCGCATCGTAGCGCTGACGACTGCATACGTGATCATCCGTCATCGCACGGACGTAGACGCGCGCTGGCGCGTCCAGGATGGTCCCTATACATGGGAAGTGCGCGCGCTCGCTGATCTGTCGCGGCTGCGCGTCACATTGCAACTGACTTGCACGGAGGTTCAATAGATGCCCGCTCCGGTCTTGAGCTCGCTCGATCCGAAAGTACAGGCTATCTTCGATGCGCTGGACGCATACATACAGGGCACGAGCTGGGCCAACGCGACGGCTAGCGTGATGCTCACTGGCTCCCAGACTACGCACACGATCACTACTGCTGATCGAACGAATAGCAACGGCGTCAGCTACACGGAGCGCATCGCGGGAGTGAGGGTCACTATCGACCCCATGAGCGTTACGCTCAGCCCTGGTCAGTCGCAGCAATTCACGGCGGCGGCCTACAATCCTGACGGCTCCGCTGCGAGCGGCACATTCACCTGGACGCTGACGCAGGGCGCACCGGGAACGCTCGATGCGAACGGGCTGTACACTGCGCCCGCATCGCTGGCTGGACCCGCGAGCGCGCAAGTTAACGCAGCTTTCAGCGACGGGCAAGCGTGGGCGTCCGCGACAGTCGCCCTACAGCCATGAGACGGCCCGTTGTCAAAGTTCAGTGGCAAGGCATCGAAGAGCTAAAGAATACGCTCGCGCAAGTGGGCCTATCGCTCGATGACCGCGACCGCACGGTTAAGAACGTGATCATGGGTCCAGCTACGAAGATGCGCGATGAAGCGCGCGAGCTCGCGCCCGTCAAGACTGGCAATCTGCGCGCGTCGATCTACGCCAATCCTGGAGGCGACAGACAGCGCGGCGTGCTCATGGGCGTGAACGCGAAGAAGGCGTACTACGGGCGCTTCGTGGAGTACGGCACAAGCAAGATGATGGCGCGCCCATACTTCCGCCCAGCGCTGCTCAAGATGACGGGCAGCTACGCAAACGACATCACTCCGGGCATCAAGAAAATCATCGAGGACACAGCCGAGAAGAACGCCTATCATCCGCCCGACTAGATGATCATCTTCGAGCAGACATTACGGGATCTGTTGATCAGCACGAATCTTGTGAGCAATCGCGTGTTTCTGGCGCGCGCTCCGCAGAAGCCCGCACAGCCGCTCGTGACTCCGTACATGGTCTTCTTCATGGTCGGGCCGTTGCCCGTGCAGACTCACACGGGGCCGCTCAATCAAGTGCAGCGCGATTATCAGGTCAGCATCTTCGATGACTCGCAGTCGCGCGCGCTGGCAATCGGCGACTCGCTGCGCGGCTTTCTGGATACGCTGCACGGCGACTACGAAAGTGTACATATCGGCTCGTGTCTGTACATGCTTCAAACGTGGACGTGGGAGCAGGAGACGCAGTTAATGCAAGTGATCCAGGAGTACCGGATCATGCACAACTATCTACCCGCAGTAACCAAAGCAGTGAAGACCGCAGTAAGACCCGAAAGGACAAAACGAATATGAGCACGTACTTCGCAGATCCAATGCCCGAGCAAGGCCGCGCGCCCGCAGCCGTTCATGGTGGCGGAGCTCCGCCGCGCACTCCTCCTCCTGCGCCGCCCGCGCCGCCTCCGCCGTCTCCGTTTGCAGCCGCGCCCGATGACACGATCACGGGCATTCCAGCGTACGGCACGCTGATCCAAGTACAGAGCGACCCAGGCCCGCCCGCAGTGTTCGTAAACATCGAGGGCGTAGGCGACATCACGGGCCCGGGCACGAACATTGCAGAAGCCGAGACGACATCGCACAGCACGGGCGCTCCCGTGCGCAGCTTCATTCCTACGCTGATCGATCCGGGCGAGCTCAGCTTTCCGTGTTTCTGGAATCCCAGCGATCCTACGCAGTCGCTGAGCTCACCGTACGGGCTAGAGTCTCTCTTCTGGTCGCGCTCGATCACTACGTTTCAGTTAGTGAACACGGACCCCACGCACCGCACGCGGCAGTTTCGCGGCTTCGTCAAGAGCATCGCGGAGACTGCGCCAGTCGCGGGCATCATGACGCGCAACACAGCCATACGCATCACTTCGCCAATGATGGACGTTCCCAGCGCGATCAGTCTGGAGCCCGACAACGCAACTGCGCTGACGGCGGGCGGGCCTGGGACATTCGACGTGAAGACGGGCGGCAGCAATGCGCCGTGGCAAGCGCAGTCAGGCGTGCCGTGGATCACGATTGACGATCCGGTGGGCTTGCAAACGGGCGATCAGACCGTCAATTACACGGTCGCATCTAACGGCACGGGCTCGCCGCGCACGGGTCACATTCTGATCGCGGCGCTGAGCCTCAGCTTCACAGTCACTCAGTCGTAACAGGAGCTCGCGCTACATCATGCCGTTCACTAAGCCCGAGCCCGGAAAGCCCCTGTTGGTGGAGCTCGACGGGCATCTGTACGAATTCCGTTTTACGCTGCGCGCGCTCAAGGCTCTGGATGTCGAGCAGAATATCTCGATATTTAGAGACTTGGGCACGGCGTTCCAGGACCCCGCGAAGATGGCGCTCATTCTGTGGTACGGACTGCGCGCCAAGAACCCGGATATCACGCTGGACTTCGTAGAAGACAACATCGATGCAACCATGCTGCTCGATCTTGTGCCGCTGCTCAGCTATGCCGCGTCAGGACGCGTGCCAGACGTTGACAAGCTGATCGCGGATGCGGAGGCCCGCATCCCAAACGCGCTCACGCCCAGAGCGGAGACTGGATCACCATCTGGGCAATCGGGCGCTACGATCTTGGCTGCTCAGAGCTCGAATTCTGGGAGCTAACCTTCGAGGAGTATCACGCGCTGTGCGAGCGCGACCTACAGCGTCAGGACTTCGAGGAGTATCTGGCGGCTCTCTCCCCGTGGGCTACGTTCAACGTCAATCGCGCAAAGAATGCGCGCTTCTGGCAACCAATGGAATTCATGTATCAGCACAAGGCGCGCGCTGACATGCGCGCCAATCGCGCGCAGACGCTCCAGGAGCGATCGCGCGCGGGACGCCCGAGCATTGGCACTCCCGCCCGCATCGTCGCTCCTACGCCCGCTACAGGCGCGCGCTGGGCCAAGCCCGGAGAACGTCCGCCCAGCAAGTACGCTCCGGGCGAGAACGATGACGTGATCGAGCGCTATGACGCATGGGCCGCGCAGTTTCACGCGGGCAAGGTGAAGCGTGGCTAAGACAGCGGGCATAGTGCTGCTACTGCTCGCAGCGCTGGCGTGCTTGTGGCTATTGCACATGAGGACTCATCATGACTGACGCAGGGGACATCAAAGCCAGAGCAACGCTAGATAACGCCGAGTTTATGGGCGCGCTCAAGGCGATGGGCGATGAGATCGGCAAGAGCGCTCAGAGCGCGGCCACTTCGCTTCAATCCATCACGTCAGGCTTCGGCGCAATCACGGATGCACTCGCGGGCATCGGCGCGGCAGTGGGGCTCAGCGAATTCGCGAAGCAGTGTCTGGATGTCACGAACAAAGTAGACGCGCTGAGCGCGGCCTTCAAAGCGCTGAACGGACCCACGCAAGAAACGGCGGATCTCTTAGAGACGCTGCAAGGCATGGAGTTCAAATCGCTCTATGACTTCGAGGACACGCTAGGCCCAGCCGCGAAGAACATGCTCATGTTGGGCGTCTCCGCTGATGACACGGCGAAGGCGATGCAAGCGCTCGCCGATCAAGCTGCGGCGATGAAGGAGGGGCCGCAGTACATCGAAGAAGTCAGCAACGCGCTCGCGAAGATGAATAGCCATGTTGTCGCGAATCAGCGCGACATGAAGGCGCTCCAGCAATTCGGCATCGATGCGTACGGAGCGCTCGCGCGCGAGATCGGCACGAGCGTACCGAATGCCATCGAAGAAGTGAAGAAAGGCATGATCAGCGCGCAGACCGTTATACAAGCGGTCACGGCTGACATGGAGAAGAACTTTGGCGGCGCGGCTGAGCGCTCGCTCGATAGCTGGAAAGGCGCAATGCACGTGCTCAGCGAGAGCACGGAAGAAGCGCAGCAAGCTATCGGGCGCGTGATCAAGGATGTCTTTACCGACATCGCGCCGATCATCAAAGCTGCCGCCGACGAGATTCTAAAGCTGGTCGATATCTTCAAGGATCTGCCCACCCCGGTAAAGGACGCGATCATCATCATCCCCATAGCTACGGGCATGGTCGCCGCGCTCGCTGTCGCATTCGGCGCGCTGGGCATCGCGCTCGAAGCCGTCTCCTTCAACCCGATCACGCTGGCTATCGGGGCCGCAGTGGGCGCGCTCGCGCTCTTGGGCAAGTGGGTCTATGACAACTGGCCCGCGATCAAAGCAGTTATCGATGAGCTAGGCACGGACTTCGTTGCGGCGGGCAATGCGCTCGCCAACGCCTTCGCTCCGGTAGTCGCGATATGGAAGCCGCTATGGGCTGATCTGGTCGCGGCGCTGCAATATTCGTGGGACTCGATCAAGTCAGCGCTCGACACATTCAAAGGCGCACTGGGTAGCTTCTTCGGCTGGATCGGCGATCTGTTCGCGAAGATTCCGGGCATGTCCGATGAGTGGAAGAAGCTAGGCGACATCTGGACAACCGAAGAGCAGAAGTTAGCGGACGCGAAAGCCGCGACTGACGCGAAGAAGAAGTCCGATGATGAAGCCGCCGCAGCATCCGCGAATCTGCGCAAAGAAGCGCAGCAACAGCAAGCGCAGGAGCTCGCCGCTGCGAACGCTGCGAAGGCCGCAGCCGCTGAGCGCAAGAAAGAAGAAGAAGCAGCTAAGAAGGCCGCGGAAGAGCAGAAGAAGCTGACCGCCGACACGCTGCGCGGCTACGAAGCGCTGAAGGCCATTGCGCCCGATGTCGCTGAATCCTTCGCTACCGCTATGGGCGGCATCCAGGAGGAGACAGACAAGACCGCGAAGATATTCGGCGCTGCATGGCCGAAGATGTCGGACGCGCAGAAGCAAGCGGCTACGGATACAATCGCGCTGGGCGACGCCTTCAAGACGCTGGGCGTCACTACTACTGCGCAGCTTGAAGACGCGGCGACTAACGCGGAGAAGGCGTATCAGCGCATCCAGGCATCGGGCCGCGCATCGGCTGATGATCTCGTGCTGGCGATGGATGCCGTGTACGCAGCCCATCAGAAGGTGGCCGATCATCTCAACGCCGACGTGAAGAAGGCGTATGACGACGGCGCGATTACAGCGCAGGAGTATTACTCCACGATCGCAGCGCGCGCGCAAGCGGCTTACGATGAGGTCGAAGCTGCGTACGCTTCCGGTGAGGCCAGTTATGCCGAGCTCAAGGCTTCAGAGAAGACGCTGGACGATGCGCGCACTGCTGAAGCTAAGAGTAATTCGAAGGAGATGGCGGACGCCTACCATGAGTTCGGCGTCAAGACGCAGGAGGAGCTCGACAAGGCTACAGCCGCGCACGCTGCGTACAAAGCCATCGTAGACGCGACAGCGGACAGCGCGACCAAAGCCGCTATCGCGTTTAAGGATCTGGGCGTCACGAGCTCACAAGCGCAGACGGATAGCCTGAATAAGTTAGCGGACGCGTACGCGCGCGTGGAGACTGCGGCGCGGCAGGGGCTCGCGACAGACAGCGACTTATACGCCGCATCGCAGAAGCTACAGACTGCAACCCAGCAGCATGTTGACTACCTGAATCAGAAGTGGCAGGACGCGTACAAGAATGGCGAGATCACCGCGAAGCAGATGTATACGCATCTAGTCGAAGCGGCGGGCGACTATCTTGCGCAAGTCCAGGCTACGAGCGACGGCAGCGAAGCCTCGATGCAAAAGGTTAACGCTGCGATCAAGGCGCTTCAGGATGCCATCGAGAAGCTGCGCGTCGCGACGGCTACCGATCTCAATCAGGCGTTTCACGATCTGGGCGTCAAGAGCCAAGCCGAATGGGAAGCGATGCGCACGAAAGCGGAGACGGAGTATCAGCGCATCGCAGACAGCGCGGGCGCAAACTCGATCATCGCCAAAGAAGCGTGGGTCAACAAAACCAAAGAAGCGTACACCGCGATTCTCCAGGAGGGCGGAACGCTCACGGAGAAGCAGAAGTCAGAGCTCGACCGCCAGGAGACGCAGTTACAGCAACATCTCGACACTTCCAAATCGATGTGGAAGACCGCCTACGACGGCATCAAGAGTACGCTCGATACGTTCGTAGATGACTCGATCAATAAGCTGGTGACGGGCGATCTCAGCTTCGGCGCAAGCGTGAAGTCCATGCTCGAAGGACTGGGAACTACGGTCATCAACACGTTCATTGCGCCCTTCAAGAAAGCCATCACCGATTTCATCGCTAACGAGATGGCCGATCTGTTAGGCCCGAAGGGGCTGGGCGGAATCACTGACAGCCTGAAGAGCATCGGTACTGGAATCACCAGCATCTTCGGCGGCGGAGCGAGCGCGGCGGGCGGGGTTGCGAGCGGCGTAGGCGAAGCGGGCAGCGCAGTAGGGGGAGCAGCGGGCGGCGCGGGCAGCGCTGCTGGCAGCGTGTCTGGCGCAGCGGCGGGCAGCATTGCAAGCGTGGTCAACGTAGTCAGCGGAGTAGTGAGCGCGATCACTGGAGTTATCGGGGTGTTTCAGTCGGCCAAGCAGGAGACCACCCTGAACGCCATCGAACACAACACGCGCTACACCATGATGTACGTGGGTGATCGCGCAGACGGCGGCATCCTGGGTCAGATGTTCAAGCTGAATGAAGAGCTCGCATACGGCACGCTGACAAAGGCCATGGAGAAGCACCGGGATAACTTCTATGACTGGACGGGCGTTATTAATCCGATCCTCATCACCATGCGTGACTCGCTGGCGCTGAACATCGCGCCCAAGATGGACGGCCTCTTGATGACCGTGGAAAAGATCAGCGACTATACGCAGACGATGATCGATCAGCTATCGAAGAGCGACGCAGCGCGCAACATCACGGTGAACGTGAGCCCGCAAGGGCTGACCACGCAGGATGCGGCGCGCGCGCTGGGCAATCAGATCGCGGCGAATCTCTCTACTCAAATGGTGCCCGTAGCGTGAATGCGCTGATCTACATTAACGGCAATGACGTAACCAACGCGTGCCGCTTACAGGATACGCGCATCAATTACGACAGTTCGAAGCGCATCACTACCGCGCAGATTACGGTGATGGGCCGCACGCTGGGACGTGAAGCGCGCTATGACTACGCGCACTATGACGAAGATTCGTACTCCATAGCGCTGCGCGAGCTCTATCAGGTCACGATATTCGACGGGCGCGACGGCGTGACGAAACTCTTCGACGGGCAAATCACCGCGCTGGACATGGAGCAAAGCGACGGACCGACGTTCGAAGTCTTCTACAAAGTCAGCATGAATGATTGGGCCGCATGGCTGGATCGCGCCGTGTGCTGGGATTCGGGCTTCATGCTGCCGCTGCCCTCCAGCGATCAGAACATCATCGCCGCGCTGCTATCGAACTTCTGCCCGAAAGTGCATCTCAACCCAGATAACATCGCGGAGCTAGTGCCCGTCATCGAGTCCTTCGACTGGCTAACGAAGACGTGTCGTCAGGTGCTCGATGACGTATGCACGCTGAGCATGGGCGAGTGGCGCATAGACTTTGACGCGAATCTGTACTACGGCCCTGCGAGCGCTGCGCGGCCCGCGCCCTACAATCTCTCGACAAGCCCGGACTATGTGAGCACGTTTCCGGTGCGCGTCGAAGGCTATCGCCATGACTTCAGCAACCCCATCAATCATGCATACGTGCGCGGCGCGGTCGATCCTGCGAGCGGCATCTGGGTCACTGCGAACTATTCCGATCCCGTCAGCGTCGCAACGTACGGCGAGTATTCGAGCGCGGTGGTCGATCAGCAGATAACAACGGGCTGGGACGCAGCGCTGCGCGCGAAGAGCATGGTGTTGCAGAATGCGTACCCCACGGAGCAAGGCAACTTCACGGTGTGGACAGACGACCTCCAGTGCGGAATGCAAGTGCATATCACGGAGGAGAATCTAGGCATTGACGGCGATTACACGATCCGCGCGCTATCGCTTCAGTGGGAAGACAATCACACCGTCCGCTATGAGGCGCAGTTTGGCGCGGCGCAGCCCGATCTCGAAACCGTGCTGCGTCTGCTCCAGCTACGCGCGCGCTGGCAGAGCTCGACGCAAAGCGTAGGCTCACCCGCTCCGGGCAGCGTCACTGACGCGAGCATTGCGGCTGGAGGCTTGCACGCCGAGAGCATCTCGACAGTAAACGCCAACACGATCATGGGCGCTATTCAGGCGTCGCAGATCGCGACTGTGAACGCGGGCGCTATCGTGGGCGCGATCACTTCGGATCAGATCGCGGGCGTCAAGGCCAACACGATTCAAGGCGCGATTGTCGCGGGTCAGATCGGCTCCGTATCAGCTACGACCATTCAGGGTGTTGTCGTCTCCTCGCAGTTAGCGGACGGCATC